TCTAAACATATCTTTCTGTCATCTAAGCCTGGAATAAATCCTTGTTTTTCAACAAGATTATTTACTCTATCAACTAAACTAGCTAAAGCTGGAAGCGCCTTTTTATATCTTCTCATTGCACTCTTTGCTTCATTAACGCTTTGGCCGATGTAACCGCTTAATTTTTGAGCTCCAGCACCGTAAAGATAAGCAAATATAAATCTTTTTGCTTGGTTTCTGCTGCAACCAATAATATCTGCATTCATTTGGTGGACATCTCCGTTAAGAACTGTATCCGTAAACTTATCGTCCTTCATGTAATGAGCCAAGAGACGAAGCTGACAAGCTGCAGAATCAGCGCTAACAAGCTTATAACCATCAGCGGCAATAAAAAGTTTTCTAATTTCGGGACCAAGGGTTGCTTTTCCTGAAGGGAGGTTAGCAATGATCTTGTGTGTTTGTCTAAAAGTAGGTGTGCCAATATTAAAGACGTCACCGTGTAACCGACTATCATTATCCACATGTTCAAACCATCCTTCTAATATGGACTTTCTTGATCTTAAAGTATAATACTCCATTAGCGATTGTCCCACTTCCCCGAGTGGTTCCAATGAACTATCTGTGAGTTTTGGAGAGACTTTGACGAATTCATTTCCAACACGTTTCCAGTTCCAATCATCCGGTTTCCAGCCGATTGAGTAGAGGTAACGTTTAACCGTATCAGTATTACCAATGTCACCAGTAATAAAATCAACCCTGCAGAAACCATAATTTTCCCTAAAGAAAGGAGAGTTATCAACAGAGGCGCTGTCAGGAAGGCCAAACCAACGCTGTAAATGCGTACTAAGTTTTCCTGTTTTCGTATAAGTCGCCTTTTTTTCGATTGCATAGCGTTTTCCTGTAATTGGTTCATGTTCTTTTTTTGTATCAGGATCAACTATTTTTACGGTAGCGCTAAGCTTAGGATTGATAAATTCAGATATAATGGTCATCTTTTTATCAATAATTTCCATCAAGTCTACCGCAGCTGACTTATCAAATTTCCAACCATTATTACACTGCTCTGTCATTATTCTGTCCATGTTCATTTCAGACCTTAAAGCCTTTAAAATAAACTTGCACTGAGTTTTCTTTACGTGTTGTTGTAATTCTTTATAAAGGTATTTATATACTTTAAGACCTAGTCTAACGTCTTGTTGCATATATTTAAACATCTCTTCATTAAATTCTTCGAAACCAGATAAGTATTCTCCTTTATAATCTTTAAAAAATTCACCCCAAAGTTTTAATGAGTGACCAAATCCAAATCTTCTATAATTAAGAACCTGACTCATTACTTTAGTACATTGCACATTTGCTTTTGGCTTCCATCCTGTAAGCTTTGTTAATGCAGGAACATCGTAACCAAAAGCATTATGAGCAATTATCGTATCTGCGCTATCTAAAAGTTTTAAAAATTCATTGAGTTGATGAGGCCGAAACCAATATTCTTTTCCAGTTTCGACCTCTATAGCACCAGCACAATGAAACTTAGATATTTTTGGCAGAAGATTGTCGGCCTCGATATCAAATACTAGCTTCATTTACCCTTCTCATTTCCTTAGACATTTCGTATAATAAATAGGCAATGTTAACAGCATACTCGTCATCAAGCGCACCGTCATAAAACATTTCTGCCCAATGTTCTAAGGACTCTGCTAAATCGCCATAGTTAGTTTTTTCAAGTTCAAACTGTATATCTTCTAAATCGTCTCTCATACTCTTTATCCATCTGTTCTATTTCTGACTCTTTATAAAGCTCGTAAGCTTTTAACGCTTCATGAATGGCTCTTTTAAGCGTAACATCTGGGTTTTGCTCTTTATACATTCTAGCCATTATTCTTAGTAAGCTGTGCTTATACAATTTTTTCCTCTAACAAGTTTATTACATCTGTTATTGATTCTTCAATTCTTTCGTGAACCTCGTCTAAAATCTGTGATTCGTATTCTCCTGTTTCTTGGAGCCAATGCGATGTTGCTTCTAAACATTTCAAAACATTTTTTATATTTTTCTTATTAATAATAAAAAGTCTTTCTTGATCGCTAACAGCCTCATCATAATTAGCATCCCAGTTATTAACTTCTTCTTGAGTCAACATTTTAAACCCTCCAAAATCCATAGTATCAACAAAATCAGGCCACGTATCTTGTGTCACTTTCATGATCATACTCCATTAACAGTTCTGTTTTTTCTAACTTAACCGATTTATTTTGAGATTCTTGTATTTGCATATAAATTTTAAAAGCACTTACAAGATCGCCTTTAGACGAAACTAATTCCCAATAATTTGTGGCTTCATCCCACTCGTAGACACTATAAATATTCATCTTCAATGTTCTCTACTAAAATTTCGTGGTTATACTCTGACAAATCTGCGTATTCTACCCAGTCATGAGCGTGATCATAATCCTCTGCATCTATATACTTTTCGTATATTTGTACTATCCTGAATTTAGGCATCTTCTAAAACCCTTACAAGTCTGTTGGCATACCATTCAATTTTCTTAGCATCTTGAATTATAGAGTCTTTTCTTCCTAGTCGACAAGCATACTTAAATATTTGACCAAGCAGATGGCCTTCTACGCCTTCATGATGCTTTAAAATGTACTCCATAAGATCCATGTATTCTAAACCTTCTGGATATTTTTGATAAGCTTCTTTTGGTATCATCTTATAATGTTTTGGATTTATAACAGGATCATCTGAATAAATTTTTTCTATTTTAATCTGTGGTAGTTCTCCAACAACTGCGGATTCTATTTTATCATCTACTATTTCAAATACAACATCAGGTGTTTCTGTAAAAGCTGTTGAAGGTACTGCATTAACGGGTGGATTATTTTCTCCATATATTCCGTATTCATCAAACCCTTTTTTAGATTTAAAATGAGTGTTTCCAAACATAAGCTCTTCAAAAGATTTTTCTGTTTCTGAATTAATTTCGTTAATAAGTCTTTTTTCTACTCTATTTGTCATTAAATACTCCGACCATTCTTTTATAGAAGATTCATCTTCCATATGCATAACAGGTACTTTACCTTCAGTATAACACTCTATAATAGGATTATAACCATTAGTTTTCCAATATGACCATACGTCTAAAGCTCTTTGCCACTCTTCTCCTAAAAAATCAGGATTTTCTACTACACTTGCAGGAGTTCTATAAACTTTGTATATCAAAGCCCTGCCTTTCTTTGCTGAATAAATCTTTTAAAATCCGATTTATTTTTAAAACCATACATTTGAGCCGCTTTTTGCTCTGCTTGATACCTAGAATAACCCGCATCGTACTCTAGTATAGCTGCTCGTTCTTCGTATCTGCAGTCTAAAATTTCAGGATCTTCTTTATCTTCCATTGTACACCTCTATTGTTGGTTTTCCATTATTACAATTTAAAATTGCTAAATCAGCAAATTTAATAGGCTCTTCTGTGTCTGAAAACACAAAGCTGTCGTACTTATAAGGATCATACTTAACTAACCTGGATTTTCCGGAAGGAAGTATTTGGTCTAGTACAATATGTCCTCTAACAAATGCATGAACATTTTTCTTGTTTTCTTTTAATACTCTTAATCGTCCGGATTGCCTAACAGCAAACGTTGGTGATACTATCACTTCTCGAGGAGTATGTTTGAATACTTTTCCGTAATCATCTCCTTGTCGGGACTTTACTGAAAACAAGTTTTTGTGGAGATTGTAATACACCTCTACTTTCATTATCCGTAATCCTTTCTATCCTTTCTAAGATCTTCTATTTCTTCTTCATCCAGATCATTACGGATAAATGTAGTTGATGATACATTTATTTTATAATTAGGAAAATTATAAACAGAAGAAAGTTCCTCCTTTATTTTTGGTACTAGCCACCAATCATTTGTTTCTATTCTAAAATAATGACGCCATTGTATTTTATGCACATCAAACGCATTATACCCAGAATTTTTAGCAATATTGATTGTCCAAGACACGTTTACGCTCCTCTGATGATATTTGAATTTCAAAGTCCCAATCTTGCCAGCCTATAGCCGCGTTTGCTCCTTCGATAAAAGCTGCAACTTCTTGATAATTTTTGAATTCATATGTTTCTTTATCAGTAAAAGTTTCACCCCATTTTGCTTTTAAAATATACTTATTCATAATAAGCTCTCTTAGTAAATTTCACCATCTATCATTTCCTCTTGGTATAGTATTTCCCAAACCTCTACTTGTCCGGATTTAGATTCTTGACCATTTTCGAAAAATTGTTTAAGAGAATCTGCTTTTTTAAAGGCGTCGATTTTTCTTTTGTAGCTGCCGTAAACTACGCTATCAACGCCACACCTTACCTCCCAGTACCTTTTTAGATTCATGCAAAATTATCCTGCATACTCTACACATGCCTCCATAGCTTCTGTAATTGTATTGTGAATTTCTGTAGCCATTGCAGCAACAAAAGGATTAAGATTGTCTGTCTTTTTTTTCCAAATAATTATAACTTTATGTTTCATGTGAGCAAACATTATTTCTGCTGCAGTTCCTTGCGCTTTGGCGTTAGGATGATCTCGCATATCTACTAAAAGAACCTCACATCTAGCAATATCTCTAAGATCTTGCTTAAAAATTCTTTTTGCTATATTTAAGTCTAACCCCCTATCTTCTAAACATTGTTCGTGATAGCTAACTCTTCGCGTAGGATCTAAGACTTTAATACCAGAATTATCAAAAAATATTTTTGCAGTAGTCCTCCATCCTTTCATTTCTGCACCTGAAAACCCTTCCATTGGTCCGGCTAAATATATTCCTCTACAAAGTTCCATTATTGACCTTTCTATTAATAAAATTGGGAAGAATCCTTAAAAGAATTCTCCCCGTTATTATAATTAGAATTTCCAACTAAAATCAAAAGGAATTCCAAAAGAAGTTGGTTGCACGCCAAGATATCTTAACTCTTGCTTTACAGCTTCGTCTGCCTCTTTACGAGCTTGCATTGCAGCGCGAAGTCCTGCGTACTTAACTTCACGTAGTGCTTTCTTCTTTTCAACTAATTCCTTTTCCATAGCTTTAATATGTTCTTGCAATTCATTAATTTCTGATTCTTCAATCATATTTTTCTCCTATAATTAGAATGATAACTCTTCCTCGGCCTCTTTAGACAAAAACTGATCATCGTCTACTTCTTGGTTGTCCGCAACCTTTACTACATTCATTTCTACTATTTCAAAGTCGTCTTCTCTTGGCTTTGGCGTATACTCTTTTAAGGTAGTAACTTGAACAGCCATCAACATTGAGGCTACTCCCTTTTTACCACCAACTTCGTAATCATATTGATAAACTCTTACGTTACCAATAGAGCCATTTCCTAAAGTATTAGGATCGATTGGGCTTAAATCTCCTGCAACCAAATTAACAGGATTTTGTGGA